CAGAAAGCATGGCTCACAAGATTTATATCTTTATTACTTGCTGCAATGCTTGGACTTTTTATGGTTGATAAACTTGTTTCTTTCCACACACCATTATTAACTGATGAAATGTCTGACAGTTTATTTGAATTGATTAAAAATATTGTGTTGGTAGTATTTGGCTACCAATTTAATGATAAAACAAAATAAGATGCAATTAAGTAAAAATCTATCATTAGCAGAAGTAATGAGATCAGAAACTGCTAAAAGAAAAGGAATTAGTAATATGCCTACACCTGAGCATATTGAAAACTTTAAATTATTGGCTGAGAATGTATTTCAACCAATTAGAGAACACTTTGGAGTTCCAATTCATATCTCATCTGGCTACAGAAGCAAGGCTCTGAATACTGCTGTAGGAGGGAGTTTGTCCTCACAGCATTGTTCAGGTGAAGCAATTGATATTGACATGGATGGTACATCAGTAACTAATGCTCAAATCTTTAACTACATCAAAGATAATTTGAATTTTGACCAAATGATTTGGGAGTTTGGAACTGATACTAATCCTGATTGGGTTCATGTATCTTATGAGTCTACAGGCAAACAACGTAAACAAATTCTAAAAGCAGTTAAGTCAGCTAAGGGAACTGCTTATTTACCATATAAGTAAAAAGATGAAAGTAAGAAACGGTTGGAAAGCAAAAAACAAACTTTGGGATAAGTTTGCTATTAGACTCAGATTAGGAGCAGTAGACTTTCTAGTTATAGAAGCAGATGTATCAAGAGAGTTCTATATGTTTACCATTCTAAATTTTACAATCAAAAATAGATAACCACCTAAACTAATACTTTAACCCAACTGGTCTAACTGGTTGGGTTTTTTTGTTTTAAATCTTTTTAGTTTAAACCTTTTTTGTATATTTGCTAAAACCAATAATTAATATGATGGAAAATCAAGCTGAAGAAATGGAGTTAACTCCAGAGGAATTAATCCAGAGAAAAGAAGAAATGCTAAGTTTCTACACTGAGTCAATGCCGTATTTAAAAGCACAGCATGACTATGAAGAAATGCTTATGAAGATTGATGAGTGTAGATTCAAAAGAGCAAGTTATCAGATGCAGTTTGCTATGATGATGAATCCACCACAGGAAGATCCAGCAAGTCCTGAAGAACTAAGAGAAGAACTTAAACAAGAAGCTGGAAGGAAACTTAAGAAATCATAATTATGGCTTTAGTAAATCAAGTACAGAAGCGTGTAAGAATGCCTAAGTGGGAGATTGTAAAGTTTCAGATATTAACTCATTGCTATATTAACCGTATAGCAGTGAGTGAATCTGATCTTAACTGTCTTACATTACTTAGCTTCAATGAGCCTATTGAGCTTACACATTTTTGTTATGATGCTTCAGCTGAAGAAGAATGGATTTTTAAATCACCACAAACAGTACGTAACTGTATCAATAAAGCAGAGAAGAATAAGCTAGTAATCAAGGATACTAGTAATAAGAAATTGATTATGCTTAATCCTGCATTAAAGATACAAACACAAGGTACAGTCATGCTTGATTATAAATTCTTAGGAGATGATACCAAAGAAACCGCAGATAATAATTAAACAAGTAGCGGAAGAACTGGATCTTCCTGAATCTATGATAGATGAAGTAGTAAGCTTTTACTACAAAGAAGTAAGAAAAAATCTATCAAGTTTAGAACATATCAAGTTAAACTTACCTGGTTTAGGAGACTTTATAGTACATAGAAAATCAGTTGAAAGATTAGCCAAAAAGTATGAGATCTTGAAGAAAAGATATAACATGGATACTTTTGGCAATTATCATAACATGAAACAAGCAGAGCATAAACTTACTAGACTATTACATAGTAAAGCTCTGATAGATGAATTTATTAAAAAGAAAAAAGCATTTAGAGATGGCAGGAAAAATAACGGATCTGTGGAAGAATAGAAAAGCAATCATGGAAGGAGTTAAGAACTCTATTATACGTGATGAGTTTGTAGAAGAAATAGCATCATATAGAATGGACATATGTACTACATGTGTGCGTAAGGATGTAGATGGTAAACATTGTTTAGTACCAGGTACTGCTCCGTGTTGTAATTTATGCGGATGCTCACTTCAGTTTAAAACAAGATCATTATCATCTTCATGCCCAGATCATAGATGGTTCTCTTTAATATCAGAAGAGGATGAGGATAAACTAGATAAGTTATGAGTATAGTATTTAATGCTGCAGATCATAGCTACAAAAGCATTGAGGCAGATGAGATAAAATGGATAAGTGTTACATCACTTGTTTCTCAATTCAAGAAACCATTTGATGCTAAGACTGTAGCAGAAAGGGTGACTAAGAGTAAGAGATCTAAATGGTTTGGTATTCCTCCACAGAAGATTCTGGAGATATGGGATAGTGAAGCAAACCGTGCCACTACTCTAGGTACCTACTATCATAATCAGAGAGAAGCTGACTTATGCTCTTTTGCTTCTATAGAAAGAGATGGTATTACTGTACCTGTTATAACTCCTGTAGAAGAAATTGATGGACTCAAGCAAGCACCGTCTCAAAGACTAGACCCGGGAGTATATCCTGAGCACATGGTGTTCTTAAAGTCAGCAGGTATATGTGGGCAATCAGACCTTGTAGAAGTAGTCAATGGATATGTAAACATTACAGACTACAAAACTAATAAGGAGATTAAGACAGAATCATTTAAAGATTGGGAGGGTATATCAGAGAAACTACTGATGCCTGTAAACAATCTAGATGACTGTAACTTTAATCACTATGCATTACAGTTAAGTATCTATATGTACATAATACTTAAGCATAATCCAAAATTACAACCGGGAAAGATGTATATTCACCATGTAATATTTGAAGAAGAGAGTAAAGATGAGTTTGGATATCCTATTACTAAATATGATTACAATGGTGATCCAGTAGTAAAAGAAGTTATACCAATGCTAATACCATATCTTAAGGATGAAGTAATAAGTATTATTAACTGGTTACATGAGAACCAAGACAATATTAAAAAGAAATGATAGCTAAACTATTTGATGTACAGAATGGAGTAGTAATACCCTCTGAACACTGTTATACACTCAAGTCATTGAAAGATATCATGGATAACTATCCTGATGATCATCTTAAGATATACTTGTACTTATTCTATATGACATGTCCTAATCCAGATCTTAATCCTTTCTTCAATGTACCACACATGGATAAAGAAGAAATGATACTTGCTGAGATACAGGCAGAGTTCTCTACAGAAGATGATGATATAGTAGTAGCACTAAGAGCATGTGCAAGAATGTATGAAACACCTATCTCACGCGCGTATGAGGGAATGCAAAAAGCTCTAGATAGAATATCAAGATATCTAGGTACTGCACAGATTACTGATGGTAAAGATGGTAATATAGCACAGATTAGAGCACTAGCTAAAGACTTTGATGGTATCAGACAATCTTTCAAAGGTGTATACAAAGACCTTCAGGAAGAACAACAGAGCAAGGTAAGAGGTGGTCAGGGTCTAGCATATGACATGTAATGGAAGTATGGAATGATATACCAACTTGGGATAACGGTACTTGGACTGTAACCAACTTTAATTCTAGAGAAGAGTTTAGAACTTTTATCTTGACTATTTTTAGTGAGCCAGGTAAGTATAACTTTAATGAGAATACTAATAATATCTTCAATGAGCAGTCTAGACTATTTAAACAAAACAATGTTTATTGTTCTGCACCATTTAGATCAAAGGACTTTGTTAAGTACTGGGATGACCAAAAGGAGAAATGTAGAAAAGGTATAATAGTAAAGTCAGGTAAAGAGTCTTGGTTCCTTTCAAGAGACTACTATATGTGGTTAAACTTCTTACCTATCTTTGATAAAGAACAACAAAAGTTTGACTTTGCTAAAATCAGAGATGCTCAGTATCACATGGCTTTATATGAGATATTAGCAGAACTACACTATAAGCATGTAGCAATACTTAAGAAACGTCAGATAGCATCATCATACTTCCATGCAGGTAAACTAATAAATCAATTATGGTTTGAGGCAGGGGTAACTCTTAAGATGGGTGCATCACTAAAAGATTATATAAATGAGAAAGGTACTTGGAAGTTCTTATCTGAGTATGCAGCCTTTCTTAATGAGCATACTGCTTGGTACCGTCCTATGTCACCGGATAAAGTAATGATGTGGCAGCAGAAGATTGAGGTAAGAAAAGCAGATAGAAAAACAGAAGTTGGTCTCAAAGGTACTATACAAGGTATGTCATTTGAGAAAGATCCAACAAATGGTGTAGGGGGTCCAGTTAAATACTTCTTCCATGAGGAAGCAGGGATTGCTCCTAAGATGAATACTACATATGGATATATTAAACCTGCACTTAAGTCAGGTATGATTACTACTGGTATGTTCATAGCTGCTGGATCTGTGGGTGACTTGGATCAGTGTGAACCATTAAAGAAAATGATTCTAGATCCAGAATCTAATGACATCTATGCAGTTGATACTAATCTACTAGATAAGGATTATAACCACGGAGTATCAGGATTGTTTATTCCTGAGCAATGGTCTATGCCCCCTTATATAGATGACTATGGTAACTCACAAGTAGAAGAAGCATTAGATGCTCTTGATAAATACTTTGAGGAGTGCAAAAAAAAGATGCCACCTGAAGACTATCAGCTAGAAGTATCACAGCACCCAAGAAATATAGAAGAAGCATTTGCACACAGAAAGGTATCTATATTCCCTCAGCATCTAGTAGGTGCACAGTTAAGGAGAATAGAAGAGAAAGAATATGCATATGAGTTCTTAGATATATTCAGAGATGAGCATGGTAATCCTAAAGTAAAAGAAACAAATAAACTTCCTATATCTGAGTTTCCTATATCTAAGAAGACAGAAGATAAAACAGGTACACTAGTAGTATGGGAAAGACCAGTAAGCAATCCTAGCTTTGGAACTTACTATGCATCTATTGACCCCGTGTCTGAGGGAAAGACAACTACCTCAGAATCACTATGTTCAATATATGTAATGAAAGCTCCAGTTGAAGTAACAAAGGTTACAGGAGTTGAAACTGAGAGTTTTATAGAACAAGATAAAATTGTGGCAGCATGGTGTGGTAGATTTGATGATATCAAAAAGACTCATGAGAGACTTGAGCTTATCATTGAATGGTACAACGCCTGGACAGTAATAGAGAATAACATCTCTTTGTTTATCCAGTATATGATTTCTAGAAAGAAGCAGAAGTATCTAGTTCCAAAGAATCAAATATTATTCTTAAAGGATCTAGGTGCTAATGCTAACGTATTCCAGGAGTATGGATGGAAGAACACAGGAGTATTATTTAAGTCACACCTCTTAAGTTATGTTATTGAATATACTAGAGAGGAAATAGATGTAGCAACAAAAGAAGATGGAACTATAGTAAAAACTACATATGGTGTAGAACGTATTCCTGATCCTATGTTGCTAAAAGAAATGCAAGCCTATACAGAAGGACTCAACGTGGATAGGCTAGTATCATTCTCTGCACTCATTGCATTCATGAAAATTCAGCAGTCAAACCGTGGTTTTGTTAAAAGAACTATTATGGATGATGTGGCTAAAAACTTGCAAAAGTCAGAAAATTTGTATAAATTAAATAGCAGCCCTTTCCGTCATATGGGAAAGAGCTCAAACAGAATGGGTCAAGGATTTAGAAAATCACCATTTAAAAACATTAAATAAAAGCTATGCAGGTATATAACGCAATGCAGCTCAAAGCTGGAGCTAAAGTAAAACATAACAGGATGGGTAGTATTACTCAGCCATTACAGTTTATACCAAAAACAGAAAAAGACCAGGAGTGGGCAGCATGGAACTTAGACTGGCTTGAGTGGAATGGACTTAAGCAGATAAGAAAAAATGCACGTAGGTTAATGAAGAACTACAAGCTTGCTAAAGGTATCATAGATAAATCTGACTATATCATTGAAGAAGATAATGAATACAGAGACATTGTTGAGACACTTACTAAAGAAGATTATTCTGCACTTGAACTTAAGTTTTATCCAATTATACCAAATGTTATTAATGTTCTTGTAGCTGAATTTGCT